CAGCCTTGGCGGACTCTGCCATCAAGTACATAGATTGCGGATCAGGCTGCTGGCCTTGAGCCATAGCCGCTTCCATCATCTGCTGCTGTTCTTCTTCGGTAGGCTTAACAACGCCAAGCTGGACAAGTTTCGTTCTGAAGAAGTCCTTGATGTCGCCAATGCCTTCGCCGTCCATGTTCATAATGGCCATCGACTGTAGAATCATTTGCGTTTCAGGATCGGTCGTTACTTGCATCATGCCAGTAAGAGCGCGAACAGTAGCTTCGCGGCGGCTGGTGAACGATGGGCCTACGTCAACAGATACGTCGAACGTCGCCTTGCTCAGATCGTTGTCATAAACCAGCTCTCCGGTTTCGGAGTCAATGATTGGCTTCATTAGCTCGACCGTGCCAACCTGATCCATCTGGTCAAGCGACTTCATCTTGCGGCCTTCTTCGACATAAACGTCTTTGGCCATTGACAGCCATATCTCACCGCAGCGACGCATAGCCTTCGCCATGTTGGTCATGTAGATGAACGACTGCATATCCAAGCGCGTCTGGATAAGCTCTACAGCCTTGCCGCTGATGTTGCTTACCATCTTGTCGGCTTGCTGGCTGTTGCCAAGAATCTCCGCCATGTCCTGCTCTGTCAACTGCAAGAGCGCAGCCATAGCAGGCGGAATGTCAGATGACTTCGTGTAGGCAACAGGGCCAGCAGCTTGCATCTCACCATTCGGGCCAGTGATTGGGTTGACCAACAGGTATGGATAGTTGCGGATGTTATCCTCTGCCCACATCGCCTGGTGACCAATGACTTGCTCAGGAACAAGGATTGGCTTTTCAACAGATGAAAGCGCACTGATCTCACCCAGCTTCGATAGCTGCATATTCTTCAGGCGCTGTGGATCTTTGGCTAGGCGAACATGGCCCATGCAACGCTCGACGTTATCGACGAACCAACGCTTGCCGTAATAAGGAACGATTGGGATGTTCTTGCCAGCGATGTAGCCAGAGTCCTCAAGGATGCCGCCACCGCTCAAGATATACTTGTGAACCCTGCGGCGCTTCACTCGCTTTTGGCGCACTTCTACAGTGCCAACAGCCATCAAGGTTTCTTCTAGTGTTTCGTCTGCGTCAAAGTCAGCCTGCGTGTAGCGTTCTTCTTCACCGTCAATGGTAGCGAATATGCGGATGGTCTCGCGCACTTCTTCAACGCGGTAATATTCTGCCACATAAACAACGTCAGGTGTATCCCAGTCATATTCGTACTGGTGGATTTCCTTTGGCCATGTTGATGGGTCATCATTCCATTCGGCTCTGTAAGCGTCACGGGTCATGGAATACAGAACGAAGCAATACTTAGCGTCCGACTTGTCCTGCTTCTTTGCGTCTAGGTCGAAGAAAACCGAGCTGTCAGCATCGTATATCGGCTCGAACCGAATGCGCTGCTTTTCGTTCTCATCATCTTCATCGTCTTCATAGGTCGTGCGCAGACGCCATGCGCCAAAGCCACCGCCAACACCTTCTTCAAACGCATTGTCGAAAGCTTCATCTGCAACACTGTCTTGTTCGTCAGCGCGGTAAAGACCATTGCAAGTCTCAGCCAAGCCATCGTCAGGGCTTCCGTCCTTAGATACGAAGTCAACGCCAATGCGGTTGTTGCGATACTCGTTGATGATACGAATAACGCTAAGGTGGATTTTGTTTACCTCGAAGCGAGGCTTGTTCTCAAACTGCTCACCGATGGGGCCTTCCCATTGTGCGCCAGCGATAGAATAGAATCTGCGGTCTTGGAGACACTGCAAGCGCTCATCACGCATAGAAGATTGGCAACGATCAAACTCGTTCAGCGCGTTTTGATGCACGTTGTTTAGCCGTTGCTCTTTATTCAATCGCGCCATTTACCACCTTACATCTTTCAAAGCGCCAGCAGTTCATATCCCCACTAGCTCCATGCTTGCCGCAATGTGGACACGCCACTGGACTACATGAACCTGTCTTAACACCAATCTTAGCTCTTGACAATGTTTGTATTTGCTCGTGCGTAATCCATCTACCACTTACTTACAGTAGCTATAGGCATAACATCAAACACTTTCGCAGGAGCGGCTCTCCTAGAGGCTTCACAGGCATAGCGAAGTGCGTCGATCAAATGGTTGTCCTTATCCGCAAGCACGGGCAAGACTGCGCCTGTCAAGGGGTCAGTTTTGTAACTGTAGCAGCTTAGTTCGTCAATCGTGTGAACGCAGCGCGGATGCACAACAATGTCATGAGACTTGAGCCATTCAATGCCCTCCTCAACAGACTTTGGCCCTTTGACTGCCGACATTATCTTTGGAAAACCATTCTTCTTCATGTGGCTGATTGTTTCAGGACGGGCGCTGTCAGCTATTATGGGCCACTTCTCCGACTCTGGGACAGTGAGGAACAGCGATGGCGTATCCATAATCTCGCAGCCTACTTGATACGCTTCATGGTCTACATAGATTGTTCTGCCGACAACATGGCAACGGATAAGCACAGTCGGGTCAGATGCAAAGCCCCAGTCAGCGCCGAAGCGGTGCGTTGCGTCATCCGGTGATTCAAAGTCCTCCACCTTCCAGTTGCGGAATACTCGCGCTTCACTGTTGGAAAGATAGCCGCCTAGCCAAACGTGCTGGTATTTGTCAGGGTCACGCTGTCGATCATATTCCATCTCAGCGCGTAGGACATCAGGGAACCAAGGATTGTCTCTGTAGTTTACCTCTTGAACGATTGCATCTGGTGGCGGGTTCTCACCACGCAGCAACAGGTCGATAGGGTCGGTGTCTTTGCTGGGGTTCCAGGTGAACCATAGCTCAGACTCTGGCTTACGGATTGTCGGGCGCAACAGGTCGAGCGAGCGTTGCGATAGGCTCTGAGCTTCTTCGACCCAAGCGCAGTCGTAACCTTCTAACGACTTAATGGAATCGCTTGTATGGTTCTGCATTCCCTGGAAGATGATTAGTCCGTCGCCATGCCGTGACTTAATCTGGAACTCCTGAACCTCGAAATAATCCTGCACGCCAAGCTGTTCAATCTTTAGCTCCAGCAATCGCTTGACTGATTGGCTTAACGACTTCTGTATTTCACGCACGCAGACTGTGCGGCGCTTTGGGTCGATCACATGAGATTCGACAACCATTTCCGCAAAGGCATGGCTCTTGCCTGAGTTGTGGTTCACAATACCATTCGAAAGGTAATTGTTTGTTCCCCAAACGTGCAAGTCCCAATATATTTGTCGGCTGTGCTTGCGGACGAAAGCAATACTGTTTAAAGCAAACTCTCCAATGACAGGAGTTTTACATGACACACAAGGAACGTTACCAAGCTGCTTGCCAAAAAGCCTTTGAAGGCTTTGAGTTAGTTCTAACTGGTTCTCGTAATCCATCTGAGGTTGAGACTGTGCGTAATCTTGCGTCTCAAGGTTTTCTTTCCAGTGAGATTGCGGAGCGCATAGGAAAGACTCCGAAGGCAGTGCAGAAGATATTTCGTCGCTATAACTTTCCACGCCTTCACAATATTTCCCCGCCATTGCAAGATGAGCGTGTTGGCTGGAAGGGTGGCATGAAGATTGCCAAGGGATATGAGTACAAGCGAACGCCTGGGCATCCTCTTGCATCAAAGCATGGTCAATATGTGGCAGTGCATCGACTTGCAATGGAGGAGAAGCTTGGACGCTATCTGCTTGCGACCGAAGTTGTCGATCATATTGACGGGAATATCCGGAACAATCATCCTGACAATTTGCGAGTGTTTTCTTCGAATGCAGAGCATCTGCGTGAAACTCTTGCTGGTCGCTGTCCAAAGTGGAGTGAGGATGGCAAGCGTCGGATTTCTGAGGCAGCGAAACGACGGCATCAAGCGCGTCGAGATGCTGCAATTCTATCCAACCTCTCTGAGTAAGGAACTTATGTTGGTCGGTTACGATGATTGACCGACCATCACTAAACCCAACTTCATAAAGCTGCTCTAGCGTGAATGGTGATCCAGCGGTTGCGAGAGCCAGAACTCTTTTGCCATTGCGCCATGACCAGACAAGACCACCATTGAAGTCCTTGATGGCAACTTGCCCACCAGGAACATCTATTGGCGTATCTGGATGCACACAGCCACGGCCACCATGAGCGCCTTTATAGCGGCTAGGCTTTAGGAATGGCTTGAACCATCGCGGGGTTTTAATCTTCAGCGTTGTCATCAGTCACTACCCGCTGAATGCGTGTAACCATATTCCCACTGATGTTTAGCTTTGAAGGCTCGTTATATCCGTGCATCGCATTTAGCTCTTTGACTGCTGATACCTTCACTGCTCCAGAGCCTTCACGATAAGCTTGCACCAGTGCTTTGACAGACATCTCACGCGACCAAAGCTGCTTTTCAGCCACCTGAGCTTTCAATTCATCGATTCTTGCCCTTATCTTGCCCACGTTCATCATGCGAGAAGCTTTAGGGTAAACCGTGTTGTCTTTCATGCCTTCAGCATCATAAGCCATTCGATAAGCGTCTGCTTGTCCCATGCCATCAGCTATGGCTTGAGCGAATGCTTCTTGCTTTGCGGTTAGCTTTACATCAGCCATCGAATGCCTCACCTGTCTCTGCGTGGATTGCTTGCTTGCCTGTAAATTGCTGCCAACGATTAATGATTAAATCCATATATAATGGACTCAATTCCAATCCATAAGCGTTTCTGCCATTCTTTTCCGCTGCCATAAGAGTTGAACCACTTCCCATGAATGGATCGAACACTACATCATCAGGATCAGTATACGCTTTTATAAAGAACTCAGGAAGCCCTACTGGATAAGCGGCCGGATGCCCTAATGCCTCAGATTGAAAGGTTGGCAGTCTGTTGCCAGGATAAGCCATCCCTGCTGATACATCATTACCATCAACAGCAGACACATGACCTTGGCGTTGAGCCGCATTGGTGTTACCAGCGCCTTTGCCCTTTGCTTTGGGAACAGCCTTCGATTCATGCTTCACTGCATCTGGATTGAATTTCCATTCACCCTTGGTAAAATGATAAATTGGCTCAAATTGGTTCTTGAACCGTCGCGCCACCTGCTGAGGTATTCCGGCTCTTTCCCAACAAAACTCATCTGCATAATTCCATTGCCATTTGCGCGCATGGGCCAGCACCAGGTCAAATACATACAGCTCGCGTTTTATGCCTTCAGCATTAGGCTTGATGTTGCAAAAATACGAACCATCATTTTGTAGGTTGGCATAGATGTTTGTTGCAATGTCTTCATACCAATCCACATACTCATCAACGTGAATGGGTTTGAAAGATGATTCTTTATCATATTCCCGCTGTGACGCATACGGAGGCGATGTAACCACAAGGTTAATCATTTTTCCATCAAGAACCTTTGCGACATCGTTGAAGGATTTACAATCTCCACACATCAACCTGTGATTGCCCAATATCCAGACATCACCAACAATGGTCTTTGCTGTTTTAGGCATCTCAGGAACAGAGTCTTCATCCGTCAATCTAACGGATGGCACTGTCTCTAACAATCCATCCAAAAAATCATCATCAAATCCCAGTAACTCCAAGTTGAAGTTTTCTAGGTTGAGGTCTTCGATCTCCGCCTTCAGCATATTCATATCCCACCCTGCGTTTAGGGCGAGCTGGTTGTCTGCTATCACTAGGGCGCGTTGTTGGGCCTTTGTAAGATGGTCGAGGATAATTGCTGGCACTTCTTCCATGCCAAGCTTTCTTGCTGCCAGTAGGCGTCCATGTCCTGCAATGATGTCGTTTTTATCCGACACTAGAATAGGGTTTGTCCATCCAAACTCTCTAATGCTTGCCGCGATCTGCGCCACCTGTGCATCGCTGTGTGTGCGGCTATTCGATGCATATGGAATCAGCTTGGCAATGCTGATCTTTTCAATCTTAACGTCCATCAGTACCCTCCGTTAATCGTGCGCTTGTCGGCGCTCTCACCGATCAAGGTGAATGATTTTGTTTTAACTTCCCTTGTTCCCCAAGAGTGCATCTTATCTCCGCACCTATGGCAATCAAATGCATCGCCTTTACCTTCGCATTGAAAGCCGCAGAAGCAAGCAAACTTTGTTACCACCTCAATCATTGGACTCCGCCTTCACTTGGTCATAGCCTTCCAGCCAATCTTTGCTGCGCCTTGTGTCTCGCGTTAGTCCGCAGATTGCAGCTTCGCGGCCCTTCTGGAATTGCAATATATTTTCAGCCATAATCTTTCCGTTGCTTTCCACCTCAATAAGCTTTGCGAGGTAATGCTTACACTTCTCTAGGTCTTCTACACCGTTCTTGTCGAGATACCTTGCTAAGTATTTTATACAATTTCCTTGAAGGTAACCAGCAAATGCCTCTTTGGACATCCATGATTCCATTGCATCCCAGGGCTGCACTTCCTTTGATGTGTAGTGGTCACCGCCTACTTGGTGGTCATTAGGGTGCGTCATCGTCGTTCTCCCCTTCAAATGGATCATAGCCCTTTAGCATGGCATCGACTGCAACCATTATAGGCCCAGTGATGTTTACCTTTCCAGATTCCATCTTGCGGATGGTGGTCGCACCTGTTGTCTGTGACAGGCGCAACGCGTCAGCCATATCGCTTAGGCTGTAGCCTAAATATATCCTTGCTAGTTTAAGCTTCGATGGAGTCATTTATCGCCTCCATCTCTGCCCTGATCTTCTGCAATGAATGAACGATGGTGCTGTGGTCGCGGTTCATAATTCGTCCGATAGCCAGCGTTGAATAGCCCTTGTTTCTCATCCTTAAAACGCACATGCGCCTTACTTTCATAAGTGGCCCAACTTTGCTTTTGCCCAGAATGTCTTCAACTGTGTAGCCATATAGCTCTGCTATGGCGTCCATCTCTGCCAGGTTGCGTTCTTTGGGTGTCATGCCTCCTGCAGCCCTTTGAGCCACATCATTTCTTCCAGGCTCTCCAATGGCTGCTCGTCGAAGTGAACCATCTCCTGGCGCAGTTCGATGTGCTGATGCTCATGTATGTCAGGGCCATTGCCACGGAAGTTTTTACCAAAGCGTGACATTGCCCATTCGCGTTGCTGGCGGTCACGCTCTGCGTTGAACGCCTTCAGTGCGTCGATGGCGGCTTCGGCTAATTCTGTGAGGCTCTTGGTCATTTTATTCTCCGTATTGGCGAGGCTGGGCCTCTGGTGGGTGGTGGCCGAAGCCCCCGTTAGATTAAGCTGGATAAATTTTGTATCGGCCATCATATGTTTTACAAAACACTAAGCAGGAATTTTCGCCCGTCACGCTATCATTTTGCCACCATTTATATGGTATGCAGTGATAACCCTGCGCTTTCAAATAATTTATGCAATCCGCTACCGAAGGAAAAACCTTACCCATTATGCCTTCCAGTATTTTGATGGGTTGGCTTGCTGATGACGCAAGGCTGCAACATCATATCCAGCGCGGATTGCCTCAGGTGAATTTGGTTCGCTGTTCAAAATGATTTTTACTGCGGCGGCAATTTGTTGCTCGATAGTCATTTCAGTCTCCTTGTTGGCGGGATGATTCCCTTGCTGATGCCCCCTTATAAAAAGAGCTGTTTATTCTGTAAAGCGTTTTTTTCATTTAATTACGCTTTTTGTCGTTTTGCGTGTTCAATCGCGGCAAGCGCCCAGGCTTCGGGTGCGCCTTTATATCGCCCCTTAGCCCAGTTCTTGCGTATATCATCCAGTGATATGCTTCCTAGGTCATATTTTGCTAGGTCGCACATCAAGTTGGTCGATGCGCTCACCTGATTATATATTCCCCGTCAACGAATCGAAGGTAGCCACGCTCTACAGCAATACGCAGCCAGCGCTCTGGCTTGTCTGATAGCTCTACAGGTTCGCTGCAATGCAGCTTGCTGATAAAATCATCAAACCTTTCCGTTGCGTGATTCAAACAGATTCGCAGCGCCTTGTCCTTTTTGCTGGGCGGCGCAGTGTAGCGTTCCAGTATCTCCAAACACTGGCGAGGCGTTGGAAACCAATCAAGCTCCTTGCAGACACGTTCAGTCATGTAGCTAAGGGCTTCTTTCGTGTAGCCTCCAAGAATCCGTGCATAGACTGCTGTCCGCATCTGTCCGCTTTGCTCGTCGGTGTTCTTGCTTGGCAGGGTGGCCTCAATAAACTGAAGCTGCTTGGCAAGCTCTTTGGTTTCGACTGGAATGTTCTCAATAGGCATCGCTAAGGCAATCGACCGTAGCTCATCGCATTCAGCTACCGTGAGATCAGAACGGGTCATCAGATCGTCCATCCGCGACATATCGAAGTGCTGCGGCAAAGCCGTTTTCGTTTCTAGGCTTACCAGTTGTCCGATTTGTTGCGCCATTTTTCTGCTCCTTAATTTCGTAAAGGTCGAGCCAGTTATTCATTGTGCTGCGATCTAGAACTTCGGTTATGTTTTGACCTTTAGCCATAAATGCCATCAGCTTGTCGATAGCCTGATTGTATGCGCGATCCGTTAAAGGCTTCTTGCGCTGATTACGCATATCTACCCAGCCCTGCCAAGCATCAACAGGAATGCACTCTGGCAGCTCCCGTCTTATATACTTGGTGGTTAATTGATGTGTATTTGATGTATTGGGTGCATCTGGTGCACCGGTCTCATGCATTTCATGCACGGGTGCCATGTCTTTAGTGCACGGGTGCATTTCATGCATGGGTATCTCAATCCAATACCTATTGCCCTTGCCGATCACTTCTTCGCGTCGAATAAACTTCATTTCTTCCAGCGATCTTATCGCTAGTTGAACAGCCCGTTTTTTCAATGATGATTTTTTTGCGACGCGCTCAATCGATGGCCAGCATAAGCCTTCATCGTTTGCCCAATCTGCTAAAGATAGAAGGACAAGCTTTTGTGTGGACGATAGGTCTTCCCTATCCCATACTGCTGTCATTAATTTGATGCTCATGACATAAAGCCTTCAGTTGACTCAGCAGGAAGACGCTTAAAATCTCCGCACCAATCTTCAGGTTCGACTTTAGGCCAAACAGCAACTCCTGTTTCAATATCTCTATATGGAGAACGTTTTCTACACACCCAGTCGTAAAAACGACAGTTTACGCAAATCCTTTCGATCTGCGTATCAATAGAAACACCTTGTTTTATAGGCGTAGAAATAGTAAGTGTTTTGCGTTTCATGCGAACCTCCTTCGCGTGTGGGGCTGGATCGAGCGTTCTTCACTTCGCTCTCCAGCCCCTTCTTATAACCAAAAACATCAATAAGTAAAACATAATTTTGGCGACTGATTGACCAGCCATACGCTATCAGCGTATCTTGCGCGGATTGGTACTCCTTACCGGACGAACTGGGTGGCTTCGGTCACCCTTTTTTCATTTGGTCACACGAAGCTGGTGGTCAGGGAATAACGCGGCAAAAACAGCACTGCGTAACGGCCAATCTCTAACGATTACCCCTTTTATGTCTTCCGAAACTTTTCGACCATTTTCGGTATATTCAAAATCAATGTTTATACCAACGCGCCGACCATTGGCGTGCTTCACCTGTTTGCCGTTGATTACGAAGTAATATTGTTTGTGGATGATTAGGTCACTGATAGCACCGGATGCTTGCAGATCGTGTAACTCGTTGCATCTGATAGCCTCTCGCTTGCTGTCATGAGTGTGACCAGCCCTACACTGAGCCTTGACAGCGCGGTATTTGCCGAAGCGTTTCATGCGTTAAGTTTCTGCTCGACCAATCGGTTCAGTGCTTCATTAGCCAACAGCCATGCACCAAGTGTCGGTTCGTTGCGTTTGCTTTTCCAATTAGACAGCGTGACGCGGGTCAGGCCAGCTTCGTTTGCTATCTGATAAGCCCTGATCTTGTGCGTCCTGGCAAGGTCATAAAACTCTGCAATCGCTTGGTCTACATTTGTCATTTTAAACTTTCTTTCGATTGATAATAAAAAACGCTTTTAATCTCTGGTGAATTGATTACAAGGGGTTTGGCAAATAAAAGGAGATACCAAATGCCAGTGCATAAAAAGATTAACGAAGCGCGGATTGCCTTCCACGCATTACCGCTCAAAAAGTCCGGTCATAACACGTTTGCTGGATACAAATATTTCGAGCTTGCCGACTTTGTGATTCCAGCCCTTCGCATCTTTAACGATGTTGGGCTTTGCGCGATCATCAGCTTTTCGGAAACCACAGCGTCGATGCACATTGTCGATGTAGAAGATGGCTCGCAGGTTATCATTCATAGCCCAATGGGTTCGGCCAATCTTAAAGGCTGCCACGAGATTCAGAACATTGGCGCTTGCGAGACATATAGCACCCGCTACCTTTGGACAGCGGCACTCTGCATTGTCGAGCATGACGCTTTGGATGCCACGACAGGCAAGGAAAAGGAAGCTCCACGTATTCCCTTTATCTCCGATAGCCAATTTGCTGAATTGCAAGCATTGGTAGACGAAACAAAGACCGACATGGCTTTGCTCTGCAAGCATTATAAGATTAACGCATTGCGTGAATTGCCAGAGCCAAAGTTTCAGTTGGTCAAAATTGCATTAAGAAAGAAGCTGGCATGACAGACGCAGCTATTATCCAGCGTTCACCTGAATGGTATGCAGCACGTTGTGGGAGCCTTGGCGCTTCCCAACTGGCAGACGCACTAGCCAAGACCAAATCAGGCTGGGGAGCGTCACGCGCTAACCTTCGCGCCAAGCTTGTGGTCGAACGGCTCACAGGCCAGCAGGAAGAAGGCTTTGCAAGTTCCGCTATGATCTGGGGACAGGAGAAGGAAGAAGAAGCACGCATCGCCTACAGCTTCGTTACAGGCCACGATGTCACTGAGGTAGGGCTGTATAAGCATCCGACCATTATTGGCTCTCACGCCAGCCCTGACGGGCTTGTGGATGATGATGGCTGCATTGAGATTAAATGCCCTAATTCAGCCACACACATAGAAGTGCTCAAAAGCAATCAGATTGCACACAAATATCTGCTCCAAATGCAATGGCAGATGGCTTGCGCTGATAGGCAGTGGTGCGACTTCGTGAGCTTTGATCCACGGATGCCAGACCATCTTATGCTTTACATTCAGCGAGTGCAGCGCGACAACGATATGCTGGCTATCTTGGAATCAGAGGTTGCCGCATTTCTTGTAGAAGTTGATGAAGACGTAAAAGCGTTATCAAAACTAGGAGACCAGTAATGTCACAGAACGACAGAATTTTAGACCACTTGAAGACCGTTGGAACAATCCGCCCAATGACAGCATGGAACGATCTTGGCATCTATCGTCTTGCCTCGCGGATTAATGATCTGCGAAAGGCTGGGCATAAGATCAACACCAAAAAGGTTGAGGTGGTCAATCGCTGGGGCGAGTCTGCTTACATCGCTGAGTATAGCCTGGAACTTGAAGATGCTGCCTAGTCGCATTGCCAAGAAGCCAAAGCGTTCATTGCGCTGGCGCTCACCAAGCCATCTGAACTTCATTCGATCGTTCCATTGCTCTATCGATGGTTGCCAAGATATGCCTATCGAATGCGCTCATGTTCGCTATGGCAGCGGTGCAGGGATGGGACAAAAGCCAGATGATTGGCGAGTAGTCCCATTGTGCCGCACTCATCACGCCCAGCAGCATACAGTTGGTGAGCAGACGTTCTGGAAGGGCATCGACATTGAGGCTTTGATTGAAGCGTTCTGCAAAGCCAGCCCAAAGGCGCGTGAGATCAAAGAGGCTCAAGACAAGTGACCGACTTATTGCTTTACCGACGCACCTTAGATGGGTTTGTGCCATTCAGCGATGAGGCAAGCGATTACTTTTCTAGCATTAAGTTGGGTGAGGTTTGCGAGTTAAAGGGCAAGCACATCCGAAACGAAAAGTATCATCGCCTGTTTTTTGTAATGCTTAAATTGATAAGCCAGAATAGCAATCCGCACATTTCAACCAAGGCAGCAAAGCACTTTGCTAAAGTTGCCACTGGAACAGGTGAGGTTGTGACGGATAGCAGAGGCAAGAATCATTTTGTCCCTGGAAGCATATCATTTGCTAAAATGGGCCAAGAAGATTTTGAGGCATTTGTGCAGACTGCCATTCCAGCTTTAGTTGGACGCTTTATGGTCGGCACTGCTCCTCAAGATATAATCAACGAAGCCATGAGCTTGGCTAAATAATTTTAACGGAGAAAAAATATGAGTGAAACGGACGATATGTTGCGCCTGTTGATTATACGCATCGAACGCATGGAAGAAGAAAAGAAAAGCGTTTCGGATGATATACGCGACATTTATAGCGAGGCAAAACTGCAGGGATATGACGTTAAAATCTTGCGTGCCGTTATACGCCTTCGTAAGATGGCAAGCCACGAACGAGCAGAATATGAAGCCCTGCTTGAAACATACATGAACGCCCTGGGCGGATAAGGAGAATACCATGCAGTTAATAACAATTTCTGGGAATTGCGGCAAGGATGCAGAGTTGCGCGACACACGCGACAGCAAGGTTCTCAGCTTCAACGTTGGCGTTAAAAACGGATTCGGCAAAGATGCTGGCAGCGTTTGGTATCGGTGCAGCTTGTGGGGCAAGGCAGCAGAAGCGTTTGCTGGCAGCCTGAAGAAAGGCACGAAGGTATTTGTATCTGGCGAACTGACGCATGACGAATACGAAGGCAAGCCACAGTTTAACGTGCGCGTCGGCAGCATTGATACAGCGCCGCGATCTGAAGCTGGTTCAAGCCAGGTGGGCAATTCACAGAGTCAGAATCAGCATACCACGTTCGATGATGACCTTGATGACTCAGTGCCTTTCTGATCTGGAGATATAAAATGACACGAGGATCGAGGCTAAATTTAGACCACCGACGCAAAGCAAAGCCTAGTTGCAGTCGCATGGAATGGATCAGTCGGCATCACAACGAATCGGTGGCACAATCCAGCAAAGCACTTTTGAAGGCTCAACTGACAACAGGTCAGCACGCACTAGATAAAGAGCGATTTGTGCAGACCGCAATCGATCATGGCTGGATATTACAAGTTCCAGGACGCTTGCTAACATAAAGGGAAAAGGCGGGTTTGCATCGTGCAGCTCGCCTTTTTTGTTTGTAATGAAAAAAACGCTTTACATATAGTTTGAGCCTTTTTAAAAGAGGGCATCAGCAACGGGGCAATGCCCCACCTTCTAGGGAGTAAGTTTTATGCTAGTTAAGTTTTCCACCCTCGCAGATGGTGTTTTTATCGAAGTGACTGACGCAGAGCGTTATCACCCAACAGATCGTTGCTTTCGCTTTGATAGCAATGGCAATGCTGAATACGCAATCTTGGACGATTTGCTAAGTAGCAACCCAGCACCTCGCTGGTTCGCCCATTGCTTTCATGAGCGCCAGTTCACTTTCGCATAAGGGGCCAAGCCCCGCCAACAAGGAGTACATCATGAATAAAATTTCAAAAACTCAATTCTGGCTTGTCACAATATGGCTGGTTATTGTCATCACTATGTTCATGACAGAAAATCCGGAGTGGCTATGATGAACGCACAACAAGCAGCGCCTATGGGCAAGAAGCACCGCGTATCATCAGACAGCGCATGGCCTTTGCGCGGTGCGGACGGAAAAACGTTCGCAGAGCGCCGTAAGGAAAGGGAGCAAAAACAATGAGCCGACCAATGATTTACCCAATGGGAACGCTGGAAGTTGGCGAAGTGGCCACCATGCCAGCTACGGAAAAAGGTGATCCAAAGCGCACTAGCCGCAACGTCTCGCAATATGGCATCAGGAACGGCAAAAGCTTTAAATGCCGCACCAAGGAAGGCGTCACCTTCATTACTAGGTTAGGATAAGCAAATGACAGACATTGAAGCAAAAGCCTTGGCGCTGCCAGACCGGCTGCGACTAATCCCCGACCGCAACGGCATGATGTATGACGAATACGACGACGTAATGGAAGCTGCCGACCTTATCGAACAGCTGCGGGTCGAAGCAGAGGCGCAGTACGACCGTGGCTATTACGATGGCTGCACACACCCAATTGTGCGGCACGATGCGCTCAAGATGGCGGGTGCCGCTATCCGTGGGCTTCTGGACATAGCACCAGAAGAAAATCTCGACAGCGAACAGGCTGGCCATGCGTATGCGGCGCTTCATACAATCGACACAGCACTAAAGGAAACAACATGACGCAGGAGCAACTGGACGCCCTTGGCTTTGAGATACGGGAGAAGGGGCAATGACTGACCACCACCCAGAATGCGAAGATGTGACCGGCGCATATCCCGGTAGCTGTAACTGCGCCGCTATCAAGCGGAGGGAAGCAATGGACAACTTGATTGCACAGAATGCAGACTTGATTGAAATTTGCCCTGACGATTTAGTGCGGCGGCTGCGGAGAACATACCGCAAGGAATTTGCGGTGACAGGTTCAACTGTTGGCGACATTTCAAACCGGCTGCGTCCGTTCCCTATTTTGGCGACCGAGGTTCTGTTTAATCCAGACGGAAGAGCCGCCGCTGACCTCATCCAAGCCCAAGCGGCGGAAATTGAGCGGCTGAATAAAAGCGCAGAATGTTTGGCTGAGACTAGGCGACTTGCCGTAAAAGATCTTGCTGCGCTTGAGGCCGAGATTGAGCGATTGCACAGGGCGTTGCTGGATGTAATCGAGTGTGACCCCGGCGCGTATGAAGCGACGATTGCCCGCGCAGCACTGGAGCAAAGCAGATGATCCACCGCATCATCGACTGGATCATATCCCGCCTGTCCGAAGGCGTTAAGGATTGTGACCAATGACAATGTTCCTATGGATGCTCTACATTATTGTCGCTGCTTATATATGCGGGCAGGATTAGGCATTATATCATCGATACTGCAACATTTTCGCATCGCATCGCTGCCTGTTGCATTCTCCAAGTTCAATATGATAATCTATGCGCTGCATCTCTCGCTTAGAGCGATAGCCCTTTTTATGATCCCAAGAGTTAGATGGGGCGAGTGTCCTGTGTGTCTCAATATCACAACCTGGCTCCTCCTTGAAAGTCTTGTGATGAATATGTCCGCAATGCCAGACGCGATATTCGGTTTCTGCCCAATCTTTTGGTCGATCTACCGCCATAATTAACGGAAGATTTGCTGCCTTTGTCCCATCACCATGATGAGAGGCAATCAAGTTATTACCAAAGCGCATAAACTTGAACGCTGAATTACCCAAATCGACGGTGACACGAGGTTCGTTATGAAAGTAAAACGATATAGCTAGTGCTGTTGCAAATGCTGCGTCTGGGTTGTGGTTACCAGGCATAATCCACACAATAACGTTCTGGTGCTTTTCCAAGAGCCGCAACGTGCAATGCACAAGCGCCATAGCCCCTGTCTGCATAACCTTCCCGTATGATGCCGTAACGTGCATCTGATGGTGGCTGGCAGGGGTTTGATTGCTGCTATCGTTTGCATGGTGAAAGTCACCAACATCAAGCAATAAGGCTGTTCCGCTGTTGGGTGCTGAAGCGCATAAAAAATCAACTGAAGTTGTCAGCAACCTAGTGGATATATCAGTGTTATATTCTGCGCCTGTTTGTTCAGCTTCAGCATACATCCCATGATGCTGATCTCCAATCGGATAAACTGAAAGAAGTTTTTCATTTTCCGTTGTGGGAGGCGCAACTAATGGAGCTAATCCCTTTAGTGGCTCACATAAATCGCGAACAAACTTTTCAAAAAATTCTTTTTGCTGCTCATCGCTAAGGGACGCCTTAACCCATTGGCCGGATGGTTTGCCTTCAGAGTTGTAATAGGTACTGACGCCCTTGGCTACATAACCATCTGGCACTGGCCTGGTGAAGTCATGCTCTGGTGAGTAACCGGATCGAGCAGCTTTGCGCCTGACGTACATATACGCCTTGCTTGCCGCATCTTTGTTTAATCCTAATTGAGCCGAAGCCGCTTTAGCACTGCCATAAAGGTTAACGGCTTCGAGTATCTCTTTTTGACGCGGTGTGCAGAATTGAAAAAGATTAGAATCTATCTGTAGCGGATTCATGGCTAGGAGCCTTTCGGACAATCCTGCTCACATAAACAAACAAAGACACCATTGTGTTGTTCGACTTCGGCTACCGTCTCAGGTGTGTCTTTTGTCGCGTCATAGGTGATAGGTTTTGCAATAGCACAATAGCTATTTAGGGGTACGGCTTCGGTCGAAACGGTTGCGCAGCCGCTCATCGCGTTCAGGATCAGGAACAGCAATGGAAGCTTCACCAAGTGCGATTTGCTCGTTAATTTCATCGTTCGCTTCCTTGATAGTTTCCTGACGCCCTTGCTGCTTCCAACGGTGTTCCGCCCAAGCTCCCAACAGCTTGTCGATGATACCCAGCAAGAGCGTCAAGAACTTCATTACTCTGCGGACTCAACTACTGGTTTCTTGCTCCATACCGACCACACAGCAACGCCAATGGTTGCTATCGCGCCAGCCAATGCTTCAGCCGTTGCGCCGTCGATAAGACCTTTTCCCGCAAGATAACCGAACCCAGCCGCAGCAAGTGTACGAACGATTCCATATAACTGATCTTTCTTCATGCTACTTCTCCTTAGGATAAAACTTCCAAGGCAGTTCCCAGTGTGGGCCATCCTTGAAAGCACGCCAATCACCGCCCCATTGGAGCGGGACTTTCTCATCTGCCGCAGCGGACTTCACGATCTTGGCCAGCCTATGATACAGCGGCCAATCCCATGATACTTTGCCGCCAATCATGGGCGCTAGGTCAACAGCGTGTCCAGTGATGTGGCGTGAGTTCATTGTCCGTGACGCGCCTTGGGCCACTAACTGCTTCTGGCGCTCGACTGTCCGCAAGCCCTCCAGCACAGTGAAGTCTAGGTCAGACAGCACAGCAGCCTTCTTGACCACACGCACCAGATCATCGTGGACGCCTTCAAGCCGTGTTAGGCTGCGCTGGCCTAATATGATGGTCATAGCATTCCCAACTTCGTGCCAACAAAGCCCATAACCACCATCACAAGGGCTAAGATGAATCTATCCACCCACGCGTTGGTTTCTTTGGTCTTAGGCGCAGTAAGCTCTAGTGCGGATACACGATCCTCAATCTTGCCGATAGCTTTGAATGCGCGTTCCATTGCGTCAGCCGTTTGCGCTTGGCGTTCTTCAACAAGAGCCAGTTTAGTGATTGCCTTAGATAGCTCATTCAGCGCGGTCTTCATATCGACCACATCGCTGTGAAGCATATCTATTTTGACAGTTAGGACACTTTCTTCATTCACAGTAAATCCCAATAATTAGATGCAGTTTAAGAATATTACCAACCGTTAAACTGCAATGTTGCGTTACTTTCAGCTCATCTATTAAACACGCTTAAAAAGGTAGCGCCACAAATGTTGGTGCAACAAAGGATACAGCGCCAGCCGCAACAGTAGCGCCAGCAGCAACATCAATCACAGCAGTTGCATCATTGCGGTTAATCGAAACAATCTTTTTTGTCCCTGCAACGCCAGCAATGGCTATGTATTGCCCTTCTTCAACGTTAATAAGGGTGCTTAATGTAATAGCAGTTGAGCCGTTAGTGGTGTTCGCAGTTGTGGTTGGTAAAGTTCCTGCTGTGCCTG